GATAAGGAATATGCGTTTACTGAAATAGAGGATATGGTATTTAAGCATATATTCGCAGATCAGATGGGTTTAGAAGTGGGTGAACTACCTGATTATGAAAGTGCGCAGCGTAGGTTAGTGGGACCGGTAATGATACCCAACCGTCTTATCAAGCGATATGACGAAGACAGTGATGAAGAATATTGGGTGTATTTCAGCGAAGAAACTATTAAAGAGCTGGCTGAAAAGTTTATGAAAAACGGCATGATACATTCCAGCAATATAGAGCATGATGGCATACCAGTAGATGGAGTGTCAATGGTGGAAACCTGGCTTATAGAGGACAATACCAACGATAAAAGCAACCTGTATGGCAAACGATATCCAAAAGGGACATGGATGGCTGCATATAGTATAGACAACAAAGATATATGGAAAAAAGTTCAATCAAAAGAAATTAAAGGGTTTAGCGTTGAGGGGTGGTTCGGTGAGAAGTTCTTTAACTATATGAAGTTTAATGATGCCGACATGATAGATGGTATTGTCGATTTATTGCTGCAAGTTGAGGATATGGATAATAGACGTGAAATGGCGCAAAATGTAATAGCTGATTTTGAAGAAGAAGGCATTGTATATGACAAGGAAGCGTTTTTAACCCGAATAGGCTTAGACATTAAAAATCAGATATTGAAATTTGCTGCACAAACTGGGTATACTGGTGAACAAATGCAAAAATTTGCCAATGCAAGAGCAGGTGGTGGGGATAGGGATATAGAAAAAGTGATACCTCAATGGGCAAGAGATAGGCGTGTTCAAACAACTCTATACAAATATGAAGGTAGCATATCCAGCAATTCACGCGATTTTTGCACCCAAATGATAAATTTAGATAGATACTATACAAAAGATGATATAGATGCTATGTCCTCAATGACAGTAAATGCTGGCTTTGGTAAAAGTGGTGCAAGCACATATGATATATTTAAGTATTTAGGTGGAGTCAATTGCAAGCATTATTGGAGGCAATATAAGTATGCTTTTAAGAACGATGCATTCGAACTACTAAGTGAAAGTAGAGCACCTGGTTTAGCAGGCACCCCAATGAATGACCGGTCGAATGGTGGTAGAGCATAAAAAACCAATGATATTTATATAAGACATGCCGATACCCACACCAAAACCAAACGAAGAAAAAGAGCAATTTATAGGCCGCTGCATCAGCTTTTTAGAGGGTGAGGGAATGAAAGATACACAAGCAGCCGCCATTTGTTATAACCAATTTTATGAAGGCAAAATGAAAAGCAATATTGACCAGTATAGAACATACGAACAAATTAAAAAAGACACATTCCAAGAGCTTGAAAGCGTAACACCTGAAGAACTCTCCGATTGTATGGCAAAACTAAAAGGCAATGTACCTGGTAACACATATACATCACCAGCCTTTGAAAAAGTATGCTATGAGCGCATTTTGGCTCGTAAGAGGCAGGCTGCGAACCAATAGCAAATGATATTTATAGATAGATTTAATTAAATAACCAAGAAAAACACAAATTATGAACGCAAACAAATTAAAAGAGCTCGTAAAAAGTTACTTCAATTTGCAGGATAAAATGGCGTTTGGTGAGCTGAAAGATATAAATGGTGCTTTTACACTCGTATTCGAAGGTGAAGCATTAGAATTAGGTAAGGCAGTAACAGTTAGAACAGCAGAAGGACAAGAGCTGGCAGCGCCAGACGGTTACCATGTGCTTGAAGGTGGCATCAAAATCAAAACTGAGGGTGGTGTCGTTGTAGAGTTAGAAAAGGAAACCGAATTGGTAGAGCAAGTAACTCCTCCAGCTATTGAAGAAACTAATACTACTACTGAAACATCAGCAAATCCAGACGCAAATCCGGTTACTGAAGAGGTAGTTAAACTTGCAGCAGAGGGTGAAGTAGTAAACGATACTATAACATTCCCACAAATTGCAGAGGCTATTGCAGAGGTAATTAAAAGCGAAATGGAGTTCGTTAAGAAAGAAATGGCAGAATTGAAAACCAAAATGGAAAAGATGTCTGCTGAACCAGCCGCTGAAAAAACCATTCCGGCTAAAAAATCATTCTCACTTGAAAAGCGTGCAGATGACATTGTAGATGTTAAACGCTACGCAATGATGAGAGAGTTAATCAAAAATAGAAAATCAACTAATTAAAAAAGAAAAAACACATGGCACTAGTAACAACAGCATTAGCAGATTTTAATAACCAGCTCGCAGGAGAGCTCGTATTAAAAATGGTATATGGTGGTTCAACCGTAGAGTATGTGACCGTTCAAGAGGGCGTTAAGTTCCAAGAGCCAATCAATCTATTTGATGTCTCTATTACAATGAATAACTCCACTTGCGTGTCGACAGCTGCAGGTTCAGCTACCTTTTCACAAAGAAATATTGAAGTATGTCCTCGCACATCATTTGATGCCCTTTGCTTAAAAGACTTAGATAAGAAGTATTTAGGCATTTCATCTATTGGTAAGGGTTCATACAACGAAACATGGGCATTGGCAGATGCGTATTCGCAACTGTTAGTTTCCCAATTCCAAAAAGCAAACGATTTGTTCTTATGGCAGCAAGTTAGTGGTTCATCCTCTACTTATGGTGGAACTTGTAATGTATCAGGTTTGAATAGAATTATCACAGGTTCAACATCTGGGGTAGTTGCTTCGACTGTAACATCAGTAGCACCCGCTAGCATTTTGAACACAATGGATGCGATGATACAATCTTCTTCGGCAGATGTAGCAAATCGTGAGGACTTGACATTCTTTATGAGTGTTAGTAACTTCCGTAGCTATATCACAGCACTACGAAGCGCAAACAACTTCTACTTCGATCCAGGCGCAGTAACCAACCGTCCTAACCTATACGAAATGGCATACCCATTCTCGCCAAATGTTAAGGTAGTGGGAACAACTGGCTTGCAAGGTTCAAACAGGGTTGTATTCGGTCCTTCCAAACAAATCGTTGTGGGAACAGACTTATTATCCGATTTTAGTGAATTCCAATTGTGGTATGACATCAATACTGATACCTTACGACATAGAATAGCAACTAAACTTGGTGTGAATATAGCATATCCAGAGTTTTGGGTAAGTAACGATTTAGCTTAACAATTAAAAGGAAAAACACATGCCAGCACCTTGTCAGATTACATCAGGATATACATTAGGTTGCCGCGATAATATCGGGTCAATCAAAAATATCTTCATCCTTAGCGGTTCAGTAACAGCCGTTGTTGCACCGACTGAAGGCTTGATAACCCAATTGTCGGGTAGCGGTTCGTTTTTTAAGTTTGAGTTGTTCAGAGAAACCAGCGATTTTGCTGAAACGATGACGGTAACACCGGAAAATGGAACTATTGTATATGAGACTACTACTAACGCAGTATTCTTCAAAATGCAAGTTTCCACTCGTAACCAAATTCGTTTACTCTCAGGCAACCCAAATATCAAAATGATTGTTGAGACTAACAACACAGATGCAACCTCAAGGTTCATTTATGTGGGCAGAGATAATGGAGTAACCTTAACTACATCAGCTGGAGGCTCAGGCACCGGCTTTAATGATAGAAACGGATACGCATTAACCTTTGTGTCGCGTGAACCTGAACCAGCGTTGTTCCTGTCCGCATCCACATATGCTGGGTTACCAGCATTGCTGAATGGCTTGACCATACAAACCGGGTCAGCATTCGGACCAGCGTAAACTTTTTATTTTCATTGTTTATATCGGGGGAGGGTGGTGAGCTCTCCCCTTTTTTTTGCAATATATGCTCTTAAATAAATCACAGCAAATAAATACAATAGCTTGGTTGCCAGATGCGCCACCAACGGTCTTGCCAACCTTATTGTATTTTAGTGGTTCATCAGAGTATAACCAAAACGCTATTGAACTAATTGGGGATGTAATATCAACGCAAAATACCCCTTATTTAATAGCGCAAATATCAGCCTCATATATACCTGCTGCAAGTGGGTGGTATATAATGACCGCATATAAGGCTAATCCTGATTTAATTATATGGGATAATGCCAATACCTTATGGCAAGATGCTGATGAAACATGGGAAAGTAGCGGGGTATATAACGATATAACATACTCTACTATTAGGGTATTCGTAAGTGGTAGTAATGACCCACAATTTATTAAGTTTATATCTAGCAATGAAACCGGGTCTTTTAATGAGTATATTAGTGCGAATGAAACTGGGGTATTTAATACCTATACATCAGCAAACGAAAGTGGTTCATTCACAACATATACATCCAATAATGAAACAGGCTCATTTAACCGATATACAAGCGCTAACGAAACCGCATCATTTATAAGATATGCATCCAACAATGAGGGTGGCAACTTTACAAGATATGCTTCTACTAACGAAAGTGGCTCATTTACAACATATACATCGAATAATGAGGGTGGTAATTTTACAAGATATGCATCAGGCAACGAAAGCGGCTCATTTACATACTATTATTCTGCCAATGAAAGTGGTTCATTTACGCGCTATATATCCCCAAATGAGCGTGGATATTATATAACAAAAAACAATTAAAGATATTTATAGATAGGGAACTAAATAGCAATTTCAGGCGTTATATATATAAACGAAACATATGGCAGTATTATATAGACATATCAGATTAGACAGTAACCAACCATTCTATATAGGTATAGGTAAGACTGAAAAGCGTGCTTATAGCAAAAAAAGTAGAAATGACCATTGGAATAAGATAGCAAAAAAGCATGGGTATAAGGTTCAGATTATGCTTGATGACTTGACATGGGAGGAAGCCTGTCAAAAGGAGATTGAGTTTATCCAGCTATATGGCCGTAAGGACTTGGGGTTAGGAACGCTTGTTAATAAGACAGATGGTGGTGAAGGTACTGTTGGCCGTAAGTATGCTGAAGAAGCAATAGCAAAAATGAGTGCTGCATCGCTTGGTAAATCAAAACCAAAAATTGGCGATGCATTGCGTGGTAAACCAAAAAGTGAAGAGTCAAATGCAAAACGAAGCGCTACATTGACAGGTAGAGTATTTACTGAAGAGCATAAAACAAACCTACGTAAACCAAAACCAAAACTAAGTGCTGCAAAGAAAGCATGGTGGGCTAAAAAACGGATAGAAAATGCAAGATAAAAAACAAAATTACAAATTCTCAAAAATCAACTATTCTACCAATTCGGATGACAGAATATTCCCCGTCGAACAAAAACTTGGGGACTTTTATAAGTATGGAATGTATAATGACTTCCCCGAATATTTGGTATATCTCTATAACAACTCATCTATTCACAATACCTGCGTTAATGCCGTAGTTGAAGGTGTGATAGGTGAAGGACTTGTTTGCGATGAGGGGCATACCCACATGCTCGATCATGCTAACTTAGAAGAAACATGGAATGATATATTTAAGAAAATAGCATTAGATTACAAATTATATGGTGGATATGCGCTTGAAGTGATATGGTCGCGTGATCGTACACGCGTGTCAGAAGTGTATCACGTGGATTATTCGTGGCTTAGAGCTGCTGAAAAGACCGCAAGTGGCAAAATACCAGGTTATTATATCAGCGATGAATGGGCTGAAAAATACAAATACGGCATTGGAGGAGGGATTTATAACAAGTATCAAAGCGCCGGCACCTTTGAAGAGCTGCCCTTCCTCCCAACTTTTAACCCCAAAAGGGCATTTGAAGAACCCAAGCAATTATATGTTTACAACCCAT